TGTTCTCACACCGCTTGTTTCTCTCATCTCAATCAACATGCTCAGTGAGTCAGGAGCATCATCATGCTTATTCTTCCCAAGCATTGTGAATGAGAATAGTTCCGTCATGGCTTTGCTGTACTCACCGTTTCGCTTTCCTTCACCAAGGAAATAAAGTTCTCGTATCTCAGGTGCACGGTCAAAGATTCTCTGCTCCTTGCGTTTCTGGGTGCTTGCAGGCTTAACCATGATGTTGCACCTGTACCCTTTTTCTCTGAGCATATCATCTATGTCTTCCGCATATTCTCCACCACCGTTGTTGGCTTCGACAGTAATGGCTTCCACACCGTATTTGATAATGGCATTAACGACAAGTGGTCTGGTGACTTTCTTGTCACCTGCGTTGAATACCCAGTCAATGACAAACGTATTGCCACTCTCGGTATCCACCGCTATAGGCATTGACACACTGTCGCCACCGCCCCAAGCAACGTCTATTGTCGCATATGTTCTTACAATCTGCTCGCCACTTATGTCGCCATTGAAGTACTGCATGTCTCCATTCTCGAAGACCGCACCTGCACGTTCCATAGGCTGACCCATGAACTGCGTCATCCATGATGCCATGTCATTGTTACGCATGAACTCGGCACGCACTCTCCTGTAGTATTCAGTAGAGAATCCTACACCAAACTTATATTCGAAGTTCGACTCGTCAGTCTCCTCATCCAACGCAGGTACGTTAACAATCTTCCAACGCATGTCTGCATACTCAGGCTCATTGGTCAGCGTATCAATACGCATGGCGATAGGGTCAACCAATGACCATCTCGTACCAATCCATATAATCTTGCATGATTCCTTCTTACGTGGCATCATATCGTTCGATACCTTAAGCCAAGCATTGGCAAGTCTGTCCTTATTCTTCGCTTCTTCTACACCTGAAACCAAGTCATCAGCGATAAGCAATCCGTCAGCATCACACGAACCATTCAGTGCACCATACAGTGAACGACATGTAATTGTATGGTACGTCTTCTTCCTGTCTATATCAAGAGCACCCGCCTTGGCATCCGTCCATTCCAGTCCAGTATGTGGGAATACGTCTTTCCACTTGTATGTGTACGGGTCATTAAGTATTTCAAGAATACCATTGTACATCATCTTGGCTACATCAAACCCATACGATACATACAGGTTATGTTTCTCAGGCTCTCTAAGGCTCATCCATACAGTAAACAGTCTTACAAGCATTGTCTTGCCTGTACGTGCAGGCTGTGACAGGAACAGCTCGTCCAGTTCCCCGTCAGCCATAGCCTGAAGCCCGTCAACAATGTCCTTGAGCTGTAGCCTTCGTGGAGAGTAGAATCTCTTCTTAGGCTCTCTATCCAATTCAATGTATAGCATGAAGGAGTCGAATGACACTTTTGCACTGATAAGCAGTGCCTTGCGGTATAGCTGATACAGTGTTCCCATATCAACTCTGTTTCCCATGTCATCCTCGACTTCATATGTAATGAGCATTCTAATATCTCTCAGGACAATATCACTCGCCTTGCGTAGCTCCGTCAGGTCATCTATGTACCTAAGCAGTTCCACACACTGCGATATTTTGTACGTATCAATACCTGCCTTGCTCATTCCCTTGATTACGCCATCATAGTACTTGCTCATATTATTCAGACTCCTCTGCCAACAGTATAAGCAGTATCGCTATGCCGACTATGAACATACGCAATAAATCTATCCACATGCTATTCATCGGCACCACTTATCTCTTTCATATATGGCAACTCCAACAGTGCATCACATAGCGTATGCCACTCATCCAGCTTGTGGTTCTTTCTCTGCTTAATGATATTCAATGCAGTCTGATAGTTCATATCCACTGTACGTCTCTGATTGTATGATGAAGGCAACATCTGAATCAACTGCCACCAGTCATACTTTTCCTTTGCCAAGTTGTACATCTTGCGGTAGCGGTTGAGCCTGTCAATTGTAGAGTCAAGCCATTCAAGGTTCTCTTCTTTCATGTGCTCATGGCTGAAGTCATCCATAGTAAACTCTTTTGAGTGAATCTTATGCATAGTCGAGCAGCTATTTGCTACGGTTCCAATCTTATACGTATCGAACTCTTTCCACCAGTAGAGCGGTGCCACAATATCCATCTGAATGTGAATCATGCGTAGATACTTAGCATGCTCAGAGCCTGCCTTTGCCAAGCGTTTCATCAGTCCTAAGTCTTTCTCGCCAATATAATAGCAGTCACATTCAACACGGTCATAATCACAGCAATCACAGTCCTCTCCATAGTCTACACAGTTGTGGCTGTCTGACCTGTGCCAACTGTTCATAGGATTACGCATCCCACGAATGGCACCGTCCCATCCATATGTCATACATTTTTCTGTTTTAAGCATTATATCCCCCCTTGTTTAAGCATCTTAACCCTCCTCGCCTATGCGGATCCTACCCTAGCAAGCACTGCAACAATAAGCATTACACTGTCTAACAGTACAGACAATGCTAGGGCATTCGTTGGATTAGCTTCTATCTTAACAACGTTGAGTGCGTTTAATGCCCATAGTATAATCCATGACCACACCCACCATGCTAACATTACTATTACACCATTTAATATGCTTTTAATCATTGCCACTTCCGTCCTCCCTGCGGGCACTATTATCCCAGCCAGCACGTTTCATACCTAATCGCAGACACTCATTGATAGTGCTGTTGATTGATATGCCATTATTGATACGGTTATCAAGCCATCTGAATTCATCACTGTCACGCTTGATATACCCAATTACTGTACGATAGTGTTTCTTTTTGTATTTGTCAGTAGCTCTTCTCTGTGATGGTCTAACCATTAACATCACCTCCTTGATTTAGTATAACATAAATTATTATATATTGAAATGGTATGCGTATATGTGCTTGTGGATATTTGCTGTGTGATTGCTATAATGTAGCAGTATGCCTTTTATTTTTCAAGGGTGGAGATGGGGGTGATTCAGTGGTCCTGGAAACTACCTATAACCCCTACCCCCTAGTTTTTCTAAGTGTTAGGATCCCTGATCCTTTAGTTTTTCTAGGTATTGTTAGTTAGGATCCTTTGTAAATATATGTATTACAATTAAATGATACTTATAATATAAATGTATTATGATTGATAAGAATCTATAAAATATAAGTATTCCCCGGTATAAGTATTCCCCGGTATAAGTATTATAATTAAGAGGATCCTATGTTATATATGTATTGTAATGAATAGGCTGTAATGGTATAACTTTTAACTATAACTTGTTATAGTTTCAAACAATAGGAAACAGGGACTAAAAGTCTCGACTTCGGGCCGTTATTATGGTATAATCTTATTAGATAGGGGGGATAGTATTCAACCTATCACAACAGGGAAAGTAGGTGGTTGCTATGGTGGTAATCCAATAGCCTTTATTATAAAGGCATTAGATAGAACCTTGACAAGGGAATAAAAGGCTTGCTTTATCTAGGGTACTTATACCCTATGTGATAGCTTTCACATACCCTAAAAAGGTCATGTGACAGGGCTTTCACATACAAAAAAATATCAGGTGGACGGTTCAACCGTTCACCAAATAATGGACGGTTCAACCGTTCACCAAAAGCAAAAAAACAAATTAGAAAGGATGGACGGTTCAACCGTTCACAAGGTGAAAGAAATATGTTAAGTTTAGAAAAGCAATTTAATAATTATGTGAGCAATATTGACAAGGCAGATCTTACGATCAGCGATAGCAAAAAAACGATCGCTATTAACGTTGGAAAGTTATCAACTATTTTCGACTCATGGAATGAATTAGAAAAAAGATACAGCAATTTAAATGACTGTTTAGACTCGCTTTTCATGTGGTCAAAAACACAACGAAATGTTTATATCCGTGTAGGCAAGTTCTTACTTGCTGATGACAACGCTAAAAAATACGGTGAATATTCATTCACGCAGTTGGCAGAAATTGCCGCCATTCCCGCAAAGGATCGAGACCGTGTTATGGCTCAGGTTACAACATGCACTACAGCAAAAGATATACGAGCTATAAAAAATGAGGGGAAAGTACCCGCCAAAAAGAAAGCGAGCAAAGCTGATGTCAAACAAGCTTTGACTGAAATGCTAGCTTGTGATGACATTGTAGCTATAAAGAATAAGATTAAAAATCTTATGGCTGACCTATGATAGCGGGGGGGGATCATCCCCTCTCTATCATAAAATACATAGATAAGGTATGTTTTTACATGCCTTTTTATTTGTGATCTTTTCAAATTTTTATCTATTAGGTGGACGGTTCGACCGTCCACTGCTATTAATCGCTCTGAGAAGAGTTTTGCCGGAGAAGAGTTTGAGAAGATCATTTAGAAGAGTAATCGAGAAGAGAAGAGTTTTTATTAGAAGATTTTGGAGGAAGAATAGTTATGAAATTAGAAAAGTTAGAAACTGGATTGATCCGTGGTAGACACGATATGCCCGTGTCTTCTTACATCTTTGATAAAGTCGAAGATATGTTCGATTATGCTGAAATCAGAAAGCATATCGAAGACTTCATCAATGCCGAAGTCGGTGTGAAATATGCCGAAGACGGTATCGTCTACACAAGTAGGGGATTGAAACACCTTGTGGTATACATCACAGGCTTAACAGCAGTAGCTTGCGAGCTTGTGGATGTGTGCAATGCAATGGGTGTACCACTCACACTCATGCATTACGACCGTGACACGGGAAATTATCGCCCACAGGTGCTAAGTACGGTAGAATCCGTGTGGTATTAATTGCCCACGGAATGGTATGTAAAGAATCAATATAGGAGGAGAAGAGTATGAAAAGAGAAGAAAAGTGTTACGTGTTCAAATGTTACGCTGAGAAGCGATATGAAATTGCTAAGGCAAAGCAGGAGGGGAAGGAAAGAGTCCGTGCCCGCCTTAGTGGGATGCGAGATGGCATCTACCAGGTCATGAAAGGTCTTGGTGCCTATGAAGAATATCAGGACTGGAGAAGAAGTCCTGAGGGGAAGAAATTCCTCAAAGAATGCAATCAGAAGTACGGAGGATTGAGATAATGGTGCTATTAGCAATGTTTTTGATATCAGCCGGAGCCTTCATGGGTTCATACACTGCAGTAGAGAAGGTATTAAAAATGTATGGTCGTAAGGCTTATAAAGAAGGATATATGGACGCTTGCAACGGTGTGCCATATCCAAGAAAAAATAAATGAAATAGAGTATAGGAGGAAGAAATAATTATGGAAGCAAATAAACAGAAACAAATCGATATTATTTTAAGCCATGAATACGTGTGGTATCACGGAGACTGGGTAGGAACAGACAAATTAGAAAAGACAGAAGAAGGTCTTGAACTAGACGGAACACTGTTGAACGAGAATTTATTCAACTGGTGCGACCAGATGGAGACCTATTATTACCATGATGGGTATGATAGCGTCTATGAAGCACTAGATAGTGCCCGTTGCGAGTTCTACGCTCCTAGTGACTGGCTCGTGGATAACGACTTTCTGTATTCCGAGTATGAAGATAGATACTTGGATTATAGCATTGCATTCGAGAGTGATACGGGCGAGTATGCCACAAAAGAGTGGTATGAACGCAATGGTTATCGAGAAGCCGTCTGTGACCAGTGGGATAATCTAGTGTGGACAGATGACTATATCTTCACAGAAGATACAGGCGTGTGCTTTACACGAGACTACGCAGATGACAGTCTCTACTGGGATAGGGATGGTTATAGAGAGGAGGAACCAGATGTGACAATCTATGATTATCATGCATGGGACGGAGGATATGAAGAACGTTCCATTGGCAACGAAGCATTATCACGAACAGGTCAGAAGCTGTTCATGGGAACTGAGCTTGAGGTAGATGACCTCAACGAAGAAAGAGAGGACTTCGCTAATAGCATGTTGGACTATCTAGGAAGAGAGTTATTCCATGCAGAGAGAGACGGCTCAGTGGATCACGAGTACATCTCTCAGCCTATGACACTGGAAAAGCGTCATAGTATCGAAGATGCAGAGCGAGAAGCATTGCAGTATGCAAGACACTATGCACGTTCACATGATGCAGGAACATGCGGTTTGCACGTCCATGTCAATGAGTCATTCTTTGATGACCATAGCTATCTAAGACTAAAGACTATCTTGGAGTTCTTCAAGGAAGAGTTGTTCCGTTTCAGCAGAAGACAGAGCTTTGACGGAAGTTACTATTCATTTGAGAGAAGCGGCTACGGTCAGAGTGACAAGAACAACTTGGACATCAAGACACTTAAGGATGAGTGTGTACAAGGTCATAGTGGCTGGTACAATGAGCACTCAGGCAGAACGTTCGAGTTTAGACTGTTCCGTGGTACGTTGAAATATGACACTCTAATGGCATCATTGGAGATTGTATCTAACATCTGCTGGCTTGCAGACAGTGACAAGGAAGATATTACATGGAATGATTTGGTCGGAGAAGGAGACTACTGCAAGGAATATGCAAGAATGCGTGGTATCAGCAACGAAGATGACGTGTTGCATCTAGGCTTATTGGAGAAAAAATATCATGACCAGCTAGAAGAGGAACGCAGACGTGAAGAATTGCATAGACTCAGAATGTCGTTATGCAGTACTGTAAATAACGTATTGAATGAATGTATCATGAGAAAAGACGGGCATAATTACTACTTCAACAAGCAGGGGGATGGTCTAATCATGTTCAAATTGGATGACACTGACGGAATTGTAGGAGAAGCAGTGAGACGCTTGGATGATGACGAATCGTTTGACATCTTTGAAAGAACATACGGAGATTGGAATTACGTCATGAGCAGAGAAAAATATATCGAAAAGTGGTGTAATCAGGCATACGCAGAGAATAAATAGCATATAGTGGTAGGTAAATAGTGGTAGGTAAATATATCGAAAATAAATAACACAAACAGGAGGAATAAAGATTATGTGTATTATCGTAGCAAAAGAGAAAGGTATAGAACTTCCGATGATGGAGGTATTTAAGAGATGCTTTACGGCAAACCCAGACGGAGCAGGCATCATGTATGCCAGTGATGGGGAAGTACATATCAGAAAGGGCTTCATGGAATATGAAGCATTTGAAAAGGAAATGAACGCTCTAAAGGAAAAGCTAGGAGATTTAACGGATGTCGCTATGGCATTCCACTTTAGAATCAGTACAGCAGGGAATATAGACGGTGGCAACTGTCATCCGTATCCGATTGTGGATAACGAAGCGATCATGCGAAGACATTCGTATGATACCGACTTAGGGTTCATGCATAACGGCATTCTAAGAGAATGGGATCCACCAAAGGGGAGCGTAATTAATGATAGTATGACATTTGCAAGAGACTGTGCATCACTTCTTAAGGATGCGTATGGGTACAATATGTTAGAAAACCCTAGAGTATATAGGCTTGTAGATAAGGAAAGAGAGACAAGCAGATTCTGCTTCTTGGATAAGGACGGCAACATGACACTCTTAGGTAGCTGGGAAGAGGACTACAACGGTGTAATGTTCAGTAATACATCATACTTGCCCTATGCAGAGAGATACGGATATTATAGTGGGTACACAGGGTATACAGGGACAGGAACCTCAGGATATGATAAATTATACGACAACTGGTACGACTATTACGACTACAATTATGATACCGCATCCGCAGGGAAGAATGGCAAGGACGAAGCATATGGTGTCGGTTCTTACGGGAAGGATAACGCATATGATAAGCTACTTGAAGACATTTCTATGGGGGAATTAAGCAGTGATGATGTAGAATATGTATATTCAGACATCACGCCTGACTTCGAAGTAGATGAAGAAGCATACTACAAGATAGGAGGAGACTGGATTATGATTGACCGGATTAACTTCCGTGGTGCAGTAATTGGAGAAGATGACGAATTGGATGCAGTGTTTGAAGCATTGCGTGAGAGTGGCGAAGACGTAAATGTAGTATATAATAACGGCAAGATTACATTGGATAAGCAGGCATAGGAGGTATAGCATATGGATTTATATAGTGAGAGAATAATTGAAGCGTTCGAAGACGAGCGTGATAGAAATGAAAAGTTAAGTATGAGAGCAGATGCATTGGAGGAAGAGATTAGCTATCTAAGACCAATGGTTAGGTATCTCATTCAGCATCTAAGCGTGAAGATGACATTGGATGAGCTTAGCACAGCCGCTAAGATTGTAGAAGACTTGAAGTATTTTGAAGAAGAAAATTATGATATAGAGGATGCGTGCGTATACGGTCCGAAGGACCACGCTGGTAGCATAGAAAGGATGTGGTAGCGTGTGTGCGTATAGCAGAAAGGAGATGGTAGTCATGGGTGCGATTGTAGGAATGATATGGCTTGGAATCGTAATCGGATTCGTGCTGGCAGAATTTAGGAAATGAGTGCTGGCAGAATTTAGGAAATGACAAAATGTCAATTTGGATAATAACACCTGTCACCGAAAAACACCGATAAATAGGGCATAATTTGAATTTTGTGACGAATGACGGGTGTTTTTTCCAAGTCGCTAGTTATTTTTTATATATATATTATATATATCTATTTATTTTCTATTAACTTATTTTTTACTGTCATTCTGTCATAAAATAAAAAAAGTATAGATAAATAGGGCAAAAATTGAATGACAAGAAGAAAAAAATATTTGACATTTTTCTGTCAATCGTGACACTATCATGGTGGTATTATGGTAAGTGGTAGATAATTGCACCACGGATAGTAGATAATTATTGTTTGAATCAGTATATACATAGGAGGATAAAGTATGGATAATTTCAGAGTCGGTGACAAAGTTGTCGTAAAAGGTTGGGTACATGAGAGAGGAGAGTACCATACCTTTGCTTGTGAAATGGATGAGTACATTGGACGGATTGCTACTGTAACACGTAGCTCTGATAACGGTCAGTACATTAAACTTGATATAGATAATGGGTACTGGTCATGGCACCCCGCATGGCTTGCTTATCCAAATGGAAGGGTTGATATTTATGAGTGCTAAGTATAAGAGTGGTGATGTCGTTAGACTTGTATGCCATAATATTTTCGAAGCAGCTCGTTCAGCCGTTGGGTTCAACAATAGCATGTTAGACATGCTCGGTGAGGTACACATTATTCAGAGAAGTGTTGTAAGAGAACAGGACGGTGTGCTGGTATACTATATGGAAGGCTCACGCTGGGTATGGCGAGAAGACTGGGTTGAGCCTGTGTTCGGTAGAGTGGATGTATATGAAAATGTTTAGGAGGTAATATTTATGATTACTAAATATAAGAATGGTGACATTGTTAAGCTCGTATGCAACGATATTGAAGAAGCAACTTACTCAAGCGTTGGGTTCAATGATTACATGCTTGACATGCTCGGAAGTGTGCAAGTTGTTAAGAAAAGACGATATTCAGATGTACATCATGCATGGGTATACTATTTGAAAGGTTCACGTTGGATGTGGAGAGAAGATTGGCTTGTCCCTGCATTGGGTAGAGTAGATAAATATTAATTAGGAGGTAAATAATATATGGAATTTCGTGTAGGAGATAGAGTGTTGGTAGGAGAATTAAGCGATTATCATACGGAAGATGGACATAGAGTATGGTTCAATGAGGATATGTTGCATTTTATAGGGAAACAGTATATTATTGATGGTATAAGAGAATTTTACGGAGAAAAACTATACTGGATTGGAAGCCGTAGGAGGGGAACCCATTGGTGGTTTGTCAGTGATTGGCTTCTGCCAGCGGAAGGAAGAGTGGATATGTACTGAACGAACATGTCCATTGATAGGGGGTGTCTCACATGATTAGGTTAAGAGACTATCAGCAGGACTTGTACAATGGCATACTCAACGAGTTCAGGAAAGGAAACAGGAGAGTTCTTGCACAGTCTCCCTGTCGAAGTGGGAAGTCATATGTCATAGCCAAGCTCATAGAGGACTTGACTAAAGGAAAAGCGTTATTGATAGCACACCGTATAGAGCTGTTAAATCAATTGTCAGGCTTCTTAGTGGAGGAAGGATTAAACTATAAGGTCTATGTGGAAAGCGTCTTCACGGAAGCAAGACGGCTCGATAAGAGCAACATAACGCTAATCATAATAGATGAAGCACACCTCAGTGGTGCCAAGTCGTATCACAAGGTAGTGGAAGCATATCCGAATGCATATGTGGTTGGGTTCACTGCAACACCGACACGGTTGGACGGCAAGAGACTTGATTTGTATCATAGACTGATAACAGGCATCAGTGTGAAGTCGCTTATCAAGAAGGGTGCGATAAGTCAGTTCGATTACTATGCACCTGCGATAAACCTAGACCTGAGCGAGATTGATACACGAATGGGTGACTATGTTATCGGACAGTTGGATGACCTGATGACTAAGAGCAGAATCTACGGAGATGTAATCAAGGCATACAGGAAACTGGGCGGTGGCAAGCAGGCGATAGCATACTGCGTAAGCGTTAAGCATAGTCTTAAGGTGTGCGAGGAGTTCTCTCATGCAGGGATAAGTGCACGTCATATAGATGGTTCAATGAGAAAGAATGAGAGAAAGAGAATCATGGATGACTTCAGGAATGGAGACTTTGATGTACTGTGCAACTGCAATATCATATCGGAAGGCATCACACTGCCTGATGTGGAAGTAGCCATACTGCTGAGACCGACACAGTCGCTTGCACTGTATATTCAGCAGTCAATGAGATGTATGACACCGAAAGAAGGAAAGCGTGCAGTCATCATAGACTGCGTAGGAAACTATCAGAGACATGGACTGCCTGATGATGATAGAGAATGGACGCTTGACGGGGTAACGAAGAAGCATAGAGAATTCAATGACGAGGGCGAGTTCACAATCAGAATGTGTCCTAAGTGCTTTAAGGTATTCAAGACTGCGAGCAGATGCCCCTACTGTGGCTATAAAATCGTCCCTGTAGGCAGAGAAATTGAGCAGATGAAGGAAGTAGAGTTCGCCAAGATTAAGAAGCGTGAGGAAGCGAAAAAGGCGGACAAGAGAAGACAGGTAGGTAGAGCACGAACACGAGCAGAGCTAGAAGCCATAGCCAAGGAGCGTAGGTACAGTCCATACTGGGTTAAGATAATGTGCAAAGCTAAGAAGATACCATATTAAGGAATACAATATTAAGGAGGACTAGAAAATGAAATTGTATAATGACGACACATTAGTGTCATACCTAAAGAAAGTTATGAAAGAAGAAAAAATCTCGCAAAGAAAGTTTGCGAAGATGAGCGGAGTACCACGCTCTACGGTGCAGAGATTTGTAACAGAAACAAACAAGCTGACATTAGATAATGCAATCAAGATTGCCGAAGCATTGGGAATGGAAATTGTTATGGTTGCTAAGGAGGAGGAATAGATATGCGTGTAGTAATTGATATGCCTGATGATGAGTATAAAGTTATTAAGAATACTACTAGACCGTTGTATTACGCTGAACACCTGATTAAAGAAGGCAAACCGTATCAGGAACCAACTGTTGACAAGATAAGAGCAAAGATAGAAAAACGTATAACCGAAATTCCAAGAGAAACTATGTACGGAGGTGCTATGATTCACGGAATGGAAATGGTTTTGAGAATGTTTGACGAATATGAAATGGAAAGTGAGGAATAAATATGGCATCAGAAGAAAATAATAGTGAACTATATCAAGCATTAGTAAAGCATTATTACAGTTTAAGAGCAAAACGTCAAGCGTGCTTGGAAAATATAAATGCTTTAGAAGCTAAATATAAAGCACTTGATGAACAGTTGGAACAGATACATGACATTTTATACAAATATGGAAATTATATTTATGAGCATTTTGAAGAAGAAAAACCAATTGCAGAAAGAGAGGACTAACTTATGGCGAACGAATCAAATAAGAAATACTGGATATGCTGTCCGCTCTGCGACAACGAGAAATGTATGAGGGGCACTAGCAAGTGTGAAGCAGAGCAGTGGGAAAAAGAAAAACAGGAGGAAAATGAAAATGGAACAAGATTGGAATAAAGCAATGGTTACTCATTACGGTGCCAATGACAGAGCAAGACTATTAATGGAAGAGTGTGGAGAGCTTGTACAAGCCAGTAACAAGATTCTAAGATACCCTGATAGTGATGAAGCAAGAGCTAATTTGTTGGAAGAAATGGTTGATGTATCAATCATGATTGAACAGGTACGCACGTTATTCAATTACAGTGACCTTGAATGGAACCGAATGGAGCAGTACAAGGTTAATCGTTGCAAGAAAAGATTCTTGAAAGATACAGGTGCAGGAACTGATAATGGTATTACTTGCAAGTGCAATGATTGTGAGTATCACAAGGTCAAAGATGATGAAACATGCGTCAAATATTATTATGAAGATGGTAAGCTTTGCATGAGTCTTATTTATAGATGTCCAAATAGAAATATGGAGGAATAAGGTATGACAAAAGAAAAAACAGTCAAAATGACAAAAGAAGAAGCAGCTGAAATATTAAGAAATAAACTATACTGTATGGAACTTGAAACAAGTGGAACAGTAAATCAATGCAACAGTCGAAAATGTGACAACTGCATTTACAATTATAAGCAAGGCACTATTAGAGAGCAGAAAAAAGCACTCAACATGGCAGTTTGGTCGTTAGACAAAGATAGAGTTCTCGATTGGATGAAAGAAGACGTGAGCAAATGGTACATGCAATCTGATAAGCAGAGATTAGCGAACGACCCTTGTGTTGTTGATGCTATGATTGACTTGTTTATTAGGACTATTGATAAGTACAAGGTAAGAAGTGGGGAATAAGCAATGACATTAGATGAATTTGATTATTGCTATGAGTGTACAGCATATGGTGATGATTATTATATAGATGAACACGGTGATTTGATTTGTTGTTGTGATGAATGCCCGTTTAATACAATTGAAGAGGAGGAATAAGAGATGAGTTTTTCACAGCAGGTTAAACAAAGCGTAAATGGAGATGAATATTATACGCCACAAAAAGCAGTAGATATGATTATTCCATATATTGTGAAGAAAGGATATAAAACAATATGGTGTCCTTTCGATACGGCAGACAGCAAATTTGTAACAACATTCAAGGAGAAAGGATTTGACGTTCGATATGGACATATAGATACGGGACAGGATTTCTTTGAATATCAGAAACCGCAGGGTGATATAATTATATCCAACCCGCCATTCAGCAAACGAGATGAGATATTCCAAAAGTTGTATGAGTGGGATATTCCATTTGCCTTGATTATGAACTTCAATGGATTATTTGATAGTAAAAAAAGAGCAGACATTTTCAGGGAACATAGAGTTGAGATGCTGGTGCCAAGAGGTAGAATGAAATTTTATCACAGGGATAAAGGACTGTTGAATAGTCCAAATTTTCAAAGTATATATGTTTGTAATAAGTTATTAGACAATCAGATTGTATTTGATGAAACTAACTTTTAATGAATAGAGAAAGAGAGGAATAAGTAATGATAGACTATAAGAAATTTATATGTGCATTAAGACAATGTGCAAGCGAACATGTCAGTGACCCTGTATTTGCAGGAGAAATTATTACATCTGATTTGTGCAGAGAAACTGCTGACTTATTAGAATCGTTAGAGCAGGAATACAATAAAAGAATGGTGTCAAAAAACGTAGACCACCCTGACTATTACAGTGACGGCAAGATTGAAGTAATTGACTTTATCGAAGACAAGAACCTTGGCTTCTGCCTTGGCAATGCAGTGAAGTATATCAGTAGAGCTGGAAAGAAAGATAAGGGTAAGGAAATTGAAGACTTGGAAAAGGCATCTTGGTACATCCAAAGACGTATCAAAGAGATTCACTAAATGGAGGAATAACTAAAATGGAATATAGAATTATTATGAATAATGGTAATGAATATCATTATGAAACTTCCAAAAAAAATAGTGTTTTTTTAGAGTGGGTAAGCTCCCAGCAGTTTTTAAAAGTCAATAAATATGCCACTGATATTTTTGGTAGAGCGGTAAGACTTACTGTATTTCTATCTACAAAAAATATCAGTGAGATTATCAAGGAGTAATAACTATGAATAAAAATAAATATGATTTAGCAGAGGATGTTGCATGGATGATAAGTGCGACGGAAACCTGCAAAGGATGTTTCATGAAAGATGAGTGTCTAAAATTTTCCGACAAACATGGAGGGAAAGTGCTTTGTGGAAATGTGATAAAACTCACGGAAGCTATAGAGAAAAAATACCTAAGATAAGGAGGTATGATATATGAAAATTGAAAGGCATTATGAGTGTGTTGATGATTACCTAGCAAACCATAGGAATGAATGGGTAACTATCTACGAAGTCTGTATGTATGGAGAAGGTGCCGTAGACCTATGGTATTTCTCGTCACTTGATGTGGCAGAAAGAAGTGTATCAAATATTAAAAAAGCATCATGGCTTGACCTTGATGGTTATATAAAAGAGCTTCAATGCTATGTAGATGGTGCAGGAATTGTGTGGGTGAGGTACACACATACGCTTGATGAATAAGGAGGATTATTATGATGAAATTGCCAACTAATTGTGTAGAAAAAATTATGAGTATAACTGATAGGATTGCGATTGAACAATTGAAAACTCTCATTGAACAGTACGGAAGGGAGATTGACTGTACATGGGATGGCAAATGGTTACGTGCAGTGTATGTTGGATATTTTGGGTACGATATGAAAGTGAACGTACCTGCTAGGATGATTAGAAAGTTACATAATAAGTATAGCGAAAACATTATTGACTTTAGATATACAGAGATAGATGCAATGAGTCCGCATGTATTTAACACACTGAACGAAAGAAACAATCAGTCACTTGTGTTTGTAGCCAGTGAGAAAACAAAGAAATGCAGACTCATAGATATGGATAGAGTCGAATATATTATGGAAGCACTAGATAAGTACATTATCAATTATGCATTAAAGACTGCAGTTGATGAAGTAAAAATTAAAGAACGAGCAATGAAAAAAGCACCACAAGTTATGGTGCTTGATGAACTGCTACGTCCATATGAAGATAAATATAAGACTGTGGAAGTACCATATAAGGATGTATATTCTGTCTTAGCGACAAGAAATCCTTATGCGGATGCTATGAGACTGAGTGCTAGTGAGATAGCTAAGAAAATGCATGAGCAGATGAGAGAGTTTGAACAACGAGAATGGTTAAGAACGTCAATTAGATTTAGCCCTACATTTGTTGATGACCCATTCAGCTTCTAGTCAATATCATTCTCGATTGTTGCAAGGATATTATCAGGGTCAACCTTTTCACCTAATGGGTCTTCTATATGGTGAACTGTCTCGACCTTATCTTGCATGTCATAAAAGTTCTTCGCCCTGAAAATATAGGCAACTGCATTCATGTTGCCTGTGATAACTGCCTGAGCATCATAGGCTGCAACCATTTGGTAGAATCTCTGAGCTAAGTCATATCTGTCATACTCATGAAGAGACTCACGTCTCGACCAAGCACGAAAAGTAGTTGTAGATATGCCTATAGCCATAGCCATTCCTTCAATGGTAGGTCTTAACTGATTCTTGATGCAGTCATCCAAGTAGAAATTCATGCGAGTAGCAATCTCGCCGTCATCACGAGTCTTTGGAACAAGCCAATACTTGCGAATAGAAGTAAGGAGAGCGGATGCATAAGGATCTTCCAATAGACCTGAGACTGCAGTGGAAGCGTTATTTCCCTTGTTTACCATAACGTCATAGTTTTCCATTGTCTTTACATCTCTTCTCCTCTTCTCTTTTTGAGTTGCTGATTTGTTGATAGAATTAATTTCTGAATGTTCCCTAGCGTGCTTAGCAGAATCTAGGTAACTTATTGAAGTTTCACTCATATCATTGATAGCAATCAAGTCTTCATTTGGTACATCTTTGATAGCTTCGGTTATTTCTTCCTCAGTCATGTGAGAAAGTCTATCCAAGTCTTCCCTTGTGAATGTCATCTTTCAATCGTCTCCTTGTCTCTAAGCATTTGTGTGAACAGCAGTAATTGGTCGTGCCACGCACAGTATATTTGTATAACCATTGGGATTTGTATCCGAAGATAAAGAATTCTTTGTTACATATAGGGCAAACCTGTTTTACACCACGTGCCATAATCAATCACCTGCTTTCATAAAGTAGTATAACATAAGAATATGAAAAAATAAATAAAAGTATTTGACTAAAGGTATGATATAGTGATATAGTATATTTAGTCAAAGGAAAGAGAGGACAAAATTTATGGAAAAAAGAAAAGTAACTAGATACATCTATGATGATGTACGATTTGTAATTGATTCTGAAGGAGAAATCTACTTCTGCGAATATGATATTAGAAAAATCGTAGGGTATGGAAATGGACCACTATTTTCAAAGACAAAGAGTGGCAAAAAAATCAGAATTCAGTTTGAGGAAAAGGAACACAATTCTGTATTCTATACAATCAAGTCAATCAGAGAGTTCTTAAAGAATCATAACACCTACAAGACTGATAAAATTACTAGATTGAATTCTTTATATGGAAAATTATATAATGATGTAGTATTCAGAAACAAGAAAGATGAATGGCTATGCATAGATACTGATGACGGCAGAGCACCTGAACACAGTACTACGGAAACTGCAAAGCCTGTGTCCTCTGTGATTATCAGAGAGCCAAACGACATTGAAGACATCAATAAAACTCTTGCAAAAATCAATGTGTCGTTGGCACAGTTGTCAACTAGCACAACTGAAGTAGGTGCTAAACTAAACCACGTTAGAATGGTTGAGCACACTACTGACGAGGTAGACAAGAAATGGTATGAAGACGAATCAGCAATCATTAATGAAATGGTAATGACATTCGGATTTAAACGTACGGCTGAATACTGCCAAATGAATGTATGGAAATATAGAAGCAGATTCTCTATGAATGAAAACTCAAACGATAAGGATAAAGCCAACTGGTATATGGATAAAATCAAGGAGCTAAGAAAGGGTGGCAAACATGACGGTCAGAGAAGCAATCACTAGCATTTATCTAAAGGCTAAAGAATCAGGGTGCAACGTAGACGAGGAGATTGAAATCATCAGCGACATGGCTGATGATGCAGAGGATATAAATGATTTCTTCTGCGTTGTGTTCAACATGGAACTCAAGGAACTGGCAGAAACATGCAGACAGTCATGGAAAGATGCATGGAATGATGCAATTAAGGAGGAGAAAACAAATGAATAGAGAAAACATGACAAAGGAAGAAATCAAAAGACGCAGACGTATTGAATATAACTTCCGGAAGAAAATGAAATATAGAGAAACATCTCTTTATCCTCAAAGACCTTGGAGCAAAGAGGATGAATTATATGTAATTGAAAACTATGGTAAGATGACGTATAGAGAAATGTCTCCTAAACTTAGCCGTTCGGAGAACTCTATTTGTCAGAGAGTAGCCAAGCTAAAAAGGGAGGGCAAACTGTAATGAACACAACAGAAAACTACTATGAACCAAGTGGTGAACTCACTGCTTCTATCATGAAAAAATTCCTGCACTGTGAGAATCAGGCTATGGCTATGTACAACGGAGAGTACAGTCAGGAATGGAATGATGCAATGCTTATGGGCGGATATGTAGATGCATTCGTTGAAGGAACATTGGATGAATTCAAACTCAACCACCCTGAGATTATCTCATCAAGGGGCAAAACCAAAGGACAACTGAAGGCATCACTTAGACCAGCCGCAAAAATTGTAGAGAAGATGCAGGAAGACCCTCTATTTACGTCATATTTGGACGGAGAGAAACAAAAAGTAGTAAGAGGTGTAATTGGAGGGATGCCATTCAAAGGCAAGCTAGACGTGTATTTAAAGGGCAAAAGAATAGTAGACCTTAAATGCGTACATGACGTGAAGCCGTCATATGACGGAACACCATTTGTTAAGCAGTGGCACTATGATTTGCAGTTGGCTATCTATCAGGAACTGGTGTTCCAAGAAACAGGCGAGAGACTTCCTTGCTACTTGGCTATTGCCATTCGTGATGATGACAATCCTAGATTTGTAATTGCAGAGGTTAATCAGCATAACCTTGACGAAGCCTTGGATGAAATGGTAAGAGTATTGCCTAGAGTCAAGGAACTAATTGAAGGAAGAGACACACCTAGACACTGCAACAAGTGCAAGTACTGTGAAAAGACTTGGGAAACCAGAGTCATGGATAGCGACCTGCTAGGCATGAGTGACTATGAACTTGAAATGATTGGAGGATAAGTATGAACGCATTAGTATATGGACCAAGTGGTAGTGGTAAGACAGTCAACACTACTACTGTGGAAACAAAAGAACGTGGAAGAAATCTGCTCATCAATACCGATAACTCGGCTATCGTCTTAAGAAATTTCGATAGACCTAACCTAGATATTGTGAAAGCGAACCATTGGGAGTATGATTATGACGTGTCATCAAGAGAGATTGCACACGATTCAGTTGTATACCTGCTAGACAATGCTATCAGCAGTGGCAAGTATGACAACATTATTGTTGACTGCTTAACGGATATGTTTGACTTGGGCATCCTAGAAATGGAAGCCAGCGGAAAGTACAAGGATATGCGTAGAGCATATATGATTATGTATCACACAATCAAGCGACTGATTCGCAAGAGCGGTGATGCAGGAACTGATATTATTTGGACTGCATGGGAAAAGGTAACTATGATTCCTAATGTAGACGGAACTGAGTTCCCTCGTGTAGAACCTGACATTCCTGCAAAGATTATCAATCAGGTATGCGGGTTATGTAATATCGTAGGAAGAGTAGAGCACGGCAAGAACAAAGACGGTAAGGAAATGTGGCTCTATAATTGTAAAGGGTCTTCAAGCATGATTGCTAAAGACCAGTTTATGAACAGACAGTATATCTTACCTAGTGAAATTTTTAAAGCCAATAAGGAGGAAAAGTAATATGGCAATCAATTGGACATTCGATTCAAGTAAAGTAAAGCAGGCATTTGAAACTGCACCTGAAGGAGATTATCAGGTAAGGATTGAATCATTAATCGAAAAAACTTCTAGCTCAGGGTACCCAATGTGGGAATTCAAATTCAAGCTTCCTAAGAACTATGGAACAGTCAAATACTATATCGTGTTCAAAGCAGAAAGCGAAAATGATATTGAAATGGTTAACACTAACTTAGCAAACCTATGGGAATCATTCGGATTAGGCGGTTTGCCACGTACAGTAGGCGTTAATGAAAACTTCTTCGTAGGCAAGACAGGATTCGTACATATCAATCATAGAGAATACAATGGAAACATGTATGCAAATGTTCATTACCTATTGACTGGTTCCAGAACCAATGAAGCTATGATGCTAAATGAAAGTGAACCATCATTGGGAGACATGGATGTAGGCGGATTCCCATTCTAAGATATGACAGGGTAGGTTAGCCCCCTACCCTTTTAATTTAAGGAGACAACATATGAGTAGAGAACAAACATTAGAGAGATACCTAAAAACTATAAAAGCTGACAATAGAGAATTGTTAAGACAGATTGATAAGGTTCGTAAGGAAAACAAAAAGCTAAGATGTATCGCATTGGATATGGAAATTGATATTAATAAAATCAAAAAATATCTGAAAGGCAGTGATGGTGATGAGTAAGAAATATATCTTTGACGCATTCAGCCTAGACGGTAAGCTGGTTGGCACAGGTGATGTAAATGAACTGGCTGATGCTCTAGGAATATCAGTGGCAAGTATACGAAATGCATATACCAGAGACGCTATTGCGTGTGGCAGATTCACATTCAAGATAAACAGTATCGTAAACACTGTTACAAATCCTCACGGTGCAAGAAAAAGACGTTCCAATAAGAAACCTGTCAAGTCTATACCTGTGGGAGAAAAAATAAACATGTCAGTTGCTAGATCTAACAAATACGCAACGATGATAGTCAAGTATGCACAAAGCATAACCACGGACGTTGCTAATCAGTTCGTGGATGATGACAGGCTTGCTATTCTTCATAGACTTGAAAAAGAATTACGCAATGATGCCATCAAATATAAAAGAATAAAAGAAGAATTAACAAAGGAGAGATAATATGAAAGGACTTAAATTTTATAAAGTTAGTTTTAATCAGTTTGAGGAGGACTGCTTGGGTTGTGAAGTTGCACAAGGATATACACACGCAGAGCTAAGAAAAATATATAACAATATCAAGTTGCCAAAACGTGCAACCAGTGGGTCTGCAGGGTATGATTTCTATTCCCCATTCCCATTCACATTGCATAAGGATGGAAGCGTTTTATTTCCTACAGGAATCAGGGCACGTATGCCTAAGGATGTAGTGCTTGTGATTGTACCTCGCAGTGGCATGGGATTCAAGTATAGAATTCAGTTGGACAATACAACAGGAATCATTGACAGTGATTACTATGGTGCGTGCAACGAAGGACACATCATGGCAAAAATTACTTGCGATTCAAAGAAACCGTGTACGGTAAAAGTAACAGAGGGTGATGCATTTGCACAGGGAATATTCATGTATTACTTGGTTACTGATGATGATGAAGCACTGGCAAGACGTGTCGGCGGTTTGGGTAGTACTGATGAGTAATCCTGAAACGATACTCCAAAGGGAAATAATGGTTGCGGTATCAAACATGGGTGCGATACCGTACCGTATGCAGGTAGGGAAGTTTCTGCCACTCAACAGTGACTTCCCTATAAAGATTGGGATTGATGGTACACCTGACTTGCTTATCATCTGTCCTAATGGCGAAGTCCTTTGGTTTGAAATAAAGACTGCTACAGGCAGATTAAGAAAAGACCAAAAGCAGTTCCATAGAGTGCTTAAGTCATTTAATCATAAGGTGTATGTTGTCCGCTCACCAGAGCAGGCTATAGAAATTTGTGAGGAGGAATTTGGTAATGGAAAACAAGGAATTCAGAGAAGCGATTGAGTCGATAAAAGCTAGAATCAATTGCGTTACTGCATCAAAGAATATTTGTGGCTTGGACATAAATAGGGAAGGTGACAGGTGCAAGTCGTTCCTGCACGCAGGCAGTAACCCTAACTCAGTTGTTGTCTACAACGATAGATGGTGGTCATTCAGTGATGCAATGGGTGGGGATGTAATAGACCTAGTGTCACTGGCTAAGTTTGATGGTGACAAAGGTAAGGCTATAAGATACCTAGCACAAATAACAAACGTTGATATGCCTAGCAGCTACAAGTCTGACGGTTGGGTAGAGTACACTCAGAACCTGAACAATCAGATTCAGCTATGGCATGAGCGTCTGCGTGATGAAGACTATGAGTATCTGCACAAACGTGGAATCAATGATGACACAATCAACACGTTAAGACTGGGATATGATGAACGCACTGATAGAATCATTATCCCTATGTATAGAAACGGATATGTATCGTACTTTTGCGGACGTACAATGTCGCCTGTAGTCAAGGGGAGAAATCCAAAGTACCTGAAACCACCGCTAAACGAGTACAACATGAATGACCTGTTTGGGCTAGATACACTGTCAAGAAATAAGGATTCCCTTATCATTGCAGAGGGGGCTTTCGATTATCTCTCGTTCTATCAGGAGGGCTATCCTGTACTGTCAATGGCAGGCGGTACATTCTCCAAACGTCAGAGACAGTCAGTAATAACCTATGCACGCAACTTCAAGGAAGTCATTCTTACATTTGACAATGACGACTCAGGTGCCAAATTCAATGAGAAACTGGCAAAGGAACTACTGAATAATAGAATCAAATTCAAGTTCGTAGAGATTCCTGAGAGCTGTAAAGACATCTCGGATTACTATGAAGCAGGTGGAAACCTAGACACATTGGTAGCAAATGCAAAAGACGGCATAGTCGCTCTAGCTACCTTAATCAATGACCTTGACGAACTCGAAATATTTGCAGTCAATGTGTGCCGATTCATGAATAAGATTTTAGTTGCTCAGTTATTCGCAAAGCTAGAGGAAACAGGCAAGTTTGACCCTGAGGTACTCAAGGTTCTCAAAGCTGAATGTTCCAAGATGCCTAGCGAAAGATTCATAGCCAATGAGGTAGTGAAGAAACATAACATTATCTACAACTCACACATTGGGTACTATGAGTATGACGGCATGGCATGGAATATCATTCCGCCTGACGTTATAATCTCATACATCTCAAAGGAACTAGGTTCTTATACTAGTGGTACTAAGTGCAATTCTATCATCAAGTTGGTACGTGCCATGATTGTCAATGATGACATCATGATGAACCAGTTGCGTATAGTTAATTTTATGAATGGTACATTGGATTTGACAGGTGACGAGCCTGTATTCCGTGAACACCGTAAAGAGGACTATGTTGACTATGTAATTGAATATCCATATGACCCTAGTGCGACTAGTCCTAAGTTCGATAAGTTCATCTATGACATCTCAGGTGAGGATGAAAACAAGGCGAAGCTGCTACAGGAAATGGCAGGGTATATACTGTTCAACGACAACTCAATGCATAAAGGATTTATCCTAGTTGGTGAAGGTGCAAACGGCAAGTCTGTTTATCTCAACATGCTTATGAAAATGATTGGTCATATGAATGTGTCGAATGTAGAATTGTCATCTATCAACCAACCGTTTCAGGCTATTCAGTTCTCACGCTCGTTCCTGAATGTATCGGCAGATGCAAGTACAAAGATTGAAGCCTGTGAGTCAGTGTTCAAGCAGATTACTGCGGGGGATATTATCAGTGCATGTCATAAGGGGAAGGATTTCATGAACTTCCGTCCACGTACAAAAATGTTTATCGCATGTAACGAACTGCCACATTCACGAGATGTGTCTGACGGATATTTCAGACGTATGAAGATTGTTAGATTCGATACTCAGTTTGTTGACCATCCGACTAAGCCAAATGAAAAGCCAATCAACAAGAATCTTGAAAGAGAATTGTCTGAGGATATGAGTGCTATATTCAACTGGGTTCTTAAAGGGTACAATATGATTAAAACCGAAAAGGAATTCGTCAAGTATGACGGTGAAGACAGAATCATGGAAGATTATGAAGAAGAAACCGATACAACAATTCAGTTCGTCAAGGAACTTGAATTTGAGAGATATTCCAAATTTGATTTCGCATTGTCATGCAGTGAACTGTTTAAAATCTATTTGGACTGGTGTGACACCAACGGCATCAAGTATCGTAAGACCAAGATGCAGTTAATGAGACAGTTGAAGAAACACTTCCCTAAATACAGACCTGATGTAGTACCGTATAGAACTTCCAAAACAAGAGGATATAAATTGAATATCAACTATGGAAAAGAATAAAAGATTTGATGTAACCATTGACTGTTATGACGTTAATGGAGTAAAATATTATTATGATAAGCATTACGCAAAGAAGTATATACTTATCGGATACCGTATCAAGGACGGAGTAGCAACACTTACACTTTGTTTACGATAGGTTCATTAGATTCTAGTGCCATGCGTGGCACTCCTCCAAAATTTCAGCATACATGAAGAAACCCCTACTGTTATAGTAGGGGCTTTTTCGTTATATAATACGTTACACTCGGTTATGCAATATACTTAGCTGAAACATATCCACGCTTACCATTGTGCTCAATCAGGTACCAGTCACCTGTCTTGCTGACAATCTTAACTTTCTGACCTTTGAGCAGTGGCGAAAATGTACACTTTTTAGCCATAATGCTAGGCTGTTTTCTTACGTTCAATGCACTAGCAATTACCTTGCCTGTCTTGGCACTAGCCTTTACGGTGGTATTCTTCTTAGGTGTATCATACTCAGGGTATCCGTACCCAAGAATCTTTGAGTATGTTTTCTTGTAAGCTTTGTTATTAACTGCACCACCATTGTCAACAACTCCTTTGTCTGAGTTTGTATTGCCTTCCATTGTGTATACAGTATCGCCTGATACTCTACTAACGATACCAATGTGAACTGCACCTGGATGTCGAGAGCCTGAAAAGAAAATGAAAGCTCCCTCTTTAGGTGTCTTGCCGTATCTTTTGTGTTTTATGAATCTCTGACGAATTGTTTCACAGGACGCTGACTTACCATACATGATTTTGCAGTCACCAAATGCTTTGTAAACGCACCAAGATACATACTCAGCACACCAGTATGCAGGGTTCAATCCATACCATTTGCCGTATTTTGTGTAGTTATTTTTTCCTGCATTCTTTGATTTGCTATTGAGGTCAGCGTTTGATTTCTTTTCTAGGTAGCCTTCTTCAGCTTTGGCTACTCTGATTAAGTCATTAGCATATCTTGCCATTTAATGTCCCTCCTTTTGACTGTTGATTGTTTCAAGCGTAATGATACGATTCTTAAGTATATTTAATTCATCATCAATCCTATGTATATTCGCTTTGTTTTCATCATGAAGATTGAAAGAAGTCTTCTGGTCACGTTTCAGCACAATAACCTCTTCATTAATCTTGTCTAGCTTATTCTCTATGGATTTATACTGAGTCTGAACATCAACCCTAAGTGAGCGAGAGTCATCACATAGTTGGTCTAGTTTCCAATTAATCTTAGTGCTACGTTCTACAGACTGTTTTACCTCATCAGCATTTTCTTTCTTTCTGCCGATATAAAATGCACACGCACTCATAACGAATGTGATAATGCTCATCAGGTAAACAACCTGTTCAGATGTCAACGATTTGCCCATTATAAATCACCTACACACTAGCGTCAGAATCACTAGGCACATATTCAGCGTCTTCTCCTACATCAAATACACCTGAGTCTACTTCTTCGTTTTTGTCACTAATAGGGTCTTCGCATACTGTTAAGTCCAAGTTGTCATCACTAGGGTACGCACGTTGCATAGCTAGGTTGCTGTCACTTATGCCTGTTGTGGTTGGGTCAACTACAATACCTAAAAGTGATAGTACGTCTATAACGTATTTTAAGCCCTGTAGAGCAAAGTTTTGGTCTACCCTAGGAACAATACCCATAGCATCCAAAACACTGTACACAAAGCTAACAGTTAGCGTAACGATAGAAACTAGAGTGACTTTGTTTCTTAATCTTAATTTCCAATTGATATTCATATTATTCCTCCTTCGCCTTATACTATTATACTACATTAAGTAACCATGCAATACAAACCAAAAAGAAAAAAACCTAGCAAAAAGCTAGGCGTTTTCTAGGAGAATTAAAGATTAAAGAGACGCATTGGACGGACAAAGTTTATGGCAACTAAGGATATGCATCTCTGTTTGAATATGGTGGACACTACAGGACTCGAACCTGTGACCAATCGGTTATGAGCCGATAGCTCTACCCACTAAGCTAAGTGTCCATATGTATATGTACGAATTGGAGTATAGAATTAGAGTATGTTAGTGACGTACATATACATGTTAGAGAGAGGTTACAATGTAGGGCACATGTCGGCTTGCCTGTAATCACACTGTATGTTTAACAGTATGCTACATTGTGCTAATAGGAAGCCTACTTCTCCATGTACCTAGTTTCATGTGAGGAAGGTTTCACTAGGTACGCAATTATGATATAGGGATTTCGCCAATCTAATTGGCATAATCATTATAGCATATGTCATATTGTAATTCAATATACTTAATAATCTTCACTTGTAATTATTTTAAATTCCTCTTCTGTAATCCACTCCTTTACAACTGCGTTTCTAACCTTTTTAATATCCCACATCCCCGCACGATACCAATACAGAACCTTTTCAAATTTGCTCATCATAACTCAACATCTCCCATCATTGCAATATATTCTAATTTAGCTTCAAAGTTTCTATCCTTTAACTCTCTTTCGGTTAAAGGTCTGATAATAAGATGTTGTTTACCATCCATTTTGAAATTGTTACAGCACACCATATTTTCATACTTAACGTCATCAACCCATACTTCAACTAAATTCTCTTCACGCAACTCTTCATCAGATACTTCTACTTTTGGAATGATGTTGTTACCATTCAGCTCAGCTTCGAATTCAAATCCGTCAATAAATCTAACTTTCATACTTATCCTCCTTAAAATTATTCACTACTCTCCAGTTAAACATGCGAATGGACGAACACCATATGAACTGGTAGCACTACCCCTGTCTGCGTCGCCACTAATACCTACACAAGCATAGT